TTAAAGCACTACCCATGATCTGTTTGCAGGGACTGTAACTGAAATATTATTGTTGATTGATATATCACCTGCTGATATAGCATTTTTACCAGAAGTAATTGTGTAGTTTGTTGTAACTGTATGTTCGTTCTCATGGAAGATAGCATCGTTTCCTCCTCCTGTTGCTCCTGCCTGTATCCCAGTCAAGGCAGATCCATCACCGCTAAATGATCCTGCTGTTAGTAAATTTGTTGAAGGGTTATAGCTTAATCCTGCATCTACTCGAATTATTTCTCCTGTTGTTGATGAGGAATTTTCTACAAAGGCTGGATAGTAAGTAGCGTTAGCACTTGTGGCAGTTGTGCCTATAGTTCCTGCATGACCTGTTGTGTCTTGATTAAGAGTTGGAACTCTAGCTGCATCAATTGTTCCAGATGAAAGATTTGAAGCATTTAAAGAAGTTAAACTTGCACCTGATCCGCTAAACGTAGTAGCTGTAGCTGTTCCTGTAATTGTTACGCCTGTACTGTGTGCTTGTAAGCGTTCAGTCCCACCAGAATATAAACCAACCGAGGCTGATTCAAACCTAGCCATGTAATCGTTGTTGGTTTTGACTACTGATACCTGTGCCCCTTTTGCTACTAACCATCCAGCACTATTTTCAATATATGCGTTCCCTACACCATCTCCTTGATGATAAATTTGTAAATCATTTGTATCACCAAAACTTACTATTGCTCCATTAGCTGCTTCTAATCGGTGATCAGATTTATCCCAAACTATATTCTTTCCTGACGTAGCTCCTTTGAAAGTTACATCACCATCAACAGATAGAGAGCTAAGATCTCCAGCTTCTACACCTGCTCTTATCTCTGTTGCTGTTTGATCTGCGGTTGCACCAGTCTCAATACCATTTAATTTCGTATGATCTGCGTCAGTAAAGACGTTTGAATCATTAGCATTTTCGACTGCTGTTCTTATCTCAGCGTCAGTTTGATCAGCAGTTGCAGCCGTTTCAATACCATCTAGCTTTGTTCCGTCAGCAGATACATCTCTTCCGTCAAACGTCTGACTAGCAATAAATGTTTGTGCTCCTGTAAAGGTGTTAGCACCTAAGCCTGCTAAGTTTCCTGTCGCTGTTACTCCACCTTGCCACGATGATCCGTTATAAACTCTTAGCTCATCTGAAGTCGTATCAAAATAAAGATCTCCTTCATCGTTATTACTAGTTGGAGCACTACTAGCAACACGATACCTATCAGCAAAATCGTTAACTGTGCTCATATTTGAAGCAACAGTATTTACGTTAGAGATTGAACCTCCGACAGTATTTATATTAGAAATATTGGTTGCACATGTATCTAAGTCGCTAACTATTGCTGTAGTTCCTAGCGTGTTTAAGTCAGCAACAGCATCAGCAGTCCCTAGTCTTCCGATCTCAGTAGCCTTTGCAGCCACAGCCCCTATATCTGTTGCATCATTAGCGACTGCGGTTACATCGCTTGCTATTCCAGCGACAGTTGTGACGTTAGCTGCTACACCAGCCACAGTTGTCACATTGGCAGATACACCAGCCACTGTTGTTACATTGCCCGATATTCCAGCTACGGTCGTGACATTGCCTGATATTCCAGCAACTGTGTTTATGTTGGTAATATTGCCAGCAACTGTAGTGACTTCTGTTGCTTTAGGAGATAAGCGATGGAATGTATAAGTATGAAGAGTAGATGTTGTCTCGACAATTCCACCAAAACCAGCAGCTAGTACTGTTGATCCACATCCTGTAATTGTTACTGTGTTTCCACTGCCTGCTCCGTTTGCAATAGTAACGCTTCCACCGGAAGGAGTATGAGAAGAAGCAAATGCTTTAATGCTAACTAAAGTACCAGCACCATTATTTACATCTGGGTTTGCAGTAGGGAATGATGTTTCATTTGCTATTGGAACAAAACCACCTACATCATCGACAAGATCAGTGATCCGAGCATCTATAGCTGCTGTTGTTGCAATCTTGTTATCAGCAGCAGACCAAGTTTCTCCAGATTGAATTTCACCAACACTTCCTAATTTATAGAAATTAGCGTCTACTTCTGTTTCTGTGTAATACCTTCCGTCTAATGCACCTGTTGCTATTTCAGAACTAGTTAGCTTGTCAGACTGAAGTAATGTTTTAATTTCGCTTGCTGTTTGATCTGCAGTAGCTGCTGTCTCTATTCCGTTAAGTTTGCTGTGATCAGCATCCGTAAAGACGTTTGAATCTGTTGCGTTTTCTACTGCTGTCCTAATCTCAGCATCGGTTTGATCTGCTGTTGCAGCAGTTTCTATACCATTTAACTTCGTATGATCATCATCGGTAAAGACATTTGAATCTGTTGCGTTTTCTACTGCTGTTCTAATTTCTGCGTCAGTCTGATCAGCAGTTGCACTTGGTTCTATTGCGTTTAATTTTGTGTGATCAGCATCGGTAAAAACATTACTATCACTAGCTGCTTCTACTGCGGCTCTGATTTCAGCATTAGTTTGATCTGCTGTAGCTGCTGTTTCTATATTACTTAGCTTGACAAAATCACTTGTAGATAAAGCACCTGGGCCAGATCCAGAAGCTAATTGTACTTTGCTTCCTGAAATTGCAGCACTTGCGTTTATATCAGCATCAACGATTGTTCCGTCTAAGATTTGAGTAGAACTTATACTGCCACTGCGTTCTAGGTATGCTTTGGTTACTGCATCTTGTGCCGCTACTGGATCAGCTACGTTGGTTAATCTTTGATTGTTAAGCTCAGGAAGACCTGTGGTTTCATCAACAACAACTGTTCTGCTTTGATTATCCTTTAGCTCTTGGTCTATATATAAACTTTGCAGAGAACTTGTATCTAAGTCATTAGCAGTAAGGGTTGAGCCATCTGCGTAATCAACAAGAGGAGTTCCTAGCGATGAGTTTCTTCTTACTTCTACTCTTAAGTTTGCTGATGCTATACCTGTATTAAGTCGTATAAGTTTAGGAGATACGTTAGTTATTACTTGATACTGTGCTGATCCTGATCCTTGAGTGATCTTACTGTAATTAAGGTAGACCTCAATGTGCTCTTCTTTAATGTAAGGGAAAGTAAACTGAAAGTCAGTAGTACCCTGTGCTGACGAAGAATTTACTATGTACGATGCTGTGTAACTCATGGCTTCCGTTTACTGGTCATTGTACTGATTGTATATATTCTGTCGCACTAACCCTCTTTTTGGTACCTGCTTTTATGTTTGATGGGTCTGATTGCTTGGCTCCAAACTTAACAGCAAAGTCTTTATCTAGGTCTTTTAGTACCTGAGTTGCTTTTGTAGGCAGTACTTCTAGTACATAAGGATTCTCAGGATCGTTGATAAACAACCATTTAGCGTTCTTTCTGAATTTATTAAAGATAGGCTGTAGCATCTCTGCTCTTGCTGATCTTGTTAACTCATCACCTTCTACTTCTGGAGGTTGCTTTAAATAAGCTTTTGAGTTCATAACTCTAAATAACTCTTGAGATAGAGTCATGTTTGATGTTGGATCAGGGGATTGAGAAAGATATTTAAGATATTGATCGTATCCTTCTGTTGTTAACTTTGTTCCTGGTTGAATGTCAGCAGGGCTAGGTGGTACATATCTTGTTCCGAATCCTCTTAATCTCATTAACTCAGCAGTTACATAATCATTTTTAAGAATCTCTTCATGGCCTGTCCTACCTGTTACTCCAGGTAATGCTCCTACAACTGGTATAGCAGAATAAGCTATTGGTAAATGTGTAAGAACAAAAGCTGACGTAAGTCTTTGTAACCAAGGTTCATCATCTAAAGGCATCTCATCATCATGTAAGAAGCCAGCATTGTATAAAGGATCTCCTGTTACCCAGTTACGTCTAACAGGTAATGTCTGTGACCAGAAAGGAGTATTCTTTTTGATTTCATTTAGGAAGCCTTCAAACAATGGAAGTTTAAAAGTTTTCTTATAAGGGTAAGTTCCTCCAACATTTTCAGAATCACCTTCCCATTCCCAAGCCATTCCTGCTTTTCCTTGTCCAATCTCTTTATCAATAACTTCTCCACCAATCGTGCTATTTGCTCTTTTGTATGGATCAATCATTTGAGTTAAAGATTTAACCCTTGAACTATGGGGGAAACCACTAACAATCATTTTATTAAGCCATCTTTGTGTTCTTGTTGTTTCTCCTACTCTCTTAGGTCTTGCAAACCCTGCTCCAGTTTGACCCCATGCAGAACCTGTTAAAGGTGTTACGACACCATCTAGGAAATCTAAAACACCTTGATAATAACTTGCTTGAAGATTTCCTTTAATAACTTCCCCTGCAAGGTTAAAGACTAAAAGTGCTGATGCTTGTTCTCTTTGTTGATGTGTCATTGATACGCTCATGTCTTTATAATCAGCCATTGTCCTTAAGATCGTTGCAACTGGTTCATAAGCTCGATATGACTCCCATTGCGACCATCTTTGAATACCATCTTCACCTGTAAATTTCTTTCTAAACGACATTGGCCTCATGTTTCTTGCTTGCCATAAACTTCTGCTTTCGTTATTCAATGGGCCAGCACCTGTAATTTGAATATCGTCATTGTCTAGTAACTGAGAGAAGACAGTAATAGCTGTCGCTCCTGTTGCTAATTCTGACTTCCAGTGATTAGAAAAGAAACTAGATTCATCAAAAGCATCTCTGTAGAAAGTATCGACAGTGAAATTTAAACCAGGGATTGTTCTGGCTGCTTGTTTCATTATTTCTGCTGGTGATCTAACAAAAGGTTGAATCTGTGTAGCAAGCCAACCAAATCTTTTTCTCTGAAAACCAGCCCATACAGAAGGCAAGTATGACCATGCACCTGTCATCGAAGGTGTCTTTTCTCCTGCTAATGGTATGTCTGTCGCTTCTCCTCTTAACTTTCTAGATAACCAACTATTGTTAGCACTGTGTTGCCATTTGTTATTTATATCAGCAGTACCTTCTATATATTCCAAAGCAAATTTATTAATTGCATCAAAATCGTTAGAGTCTATTCCTGATTGTCTAGCTAATTCTTGACCATAAGAGAAGGATCTATTCTCCATTCTTGCTCTTATATCGTCTGTAAATGTAACCATTCGACCAACTTTTAATGCAGTTGGATGAGAGTTGATTGCACCTGTAACAGTTGTGCCATTAACAATCGCATCGTGAGTAAAGAAATCTACCTTTGCTTTAGCCCATTCTTCTGCGTAACTCCAAGCATCTAATCCTTTTAATCCTTCTACAAGTGCTTGTTCATATCCTTCTTCTGCTCCTATTGCATACAACATACTATTTCCTACTAATGACTTTTGGAATGTTTCAATAGATGCTTGTGCTCTTACATCAAAGGTTGCAAATTTCCAGTAAGCATCTCCTACCATGATCGCTGTTGGATCATTAGTCATTGCTCTTAATGCTTCTGCTTCGTTAAGATTAAAAGCTCCTCTTTTGCCATCTAACTTGATAGGTTGACCACCTTCTGCTTGCTTAACTGCTGCTGCAATATTTCTGTTGTTATCGTCAAATGCACCTGGATGCCTGTAAGCATCAAAGTAAGTTTGTCCATCTCTAAATGCTTTTCCTGCTAGTTTCAATGCCCCATAATGTTGTAAGAATATTTGTCTATACCAAATAGCAGTAATAGGTAGTCTCTTTAATCCTGCTTCTATATCTAAAGGAATGATTGAACCAGGAGGAAAACTTAGAGTGTGATTAAACAGATCTAAAGCTGGCTCCATTAATATCCTTGTATAAGGAATAGCTGACTGGATTGCATAAGTTGAACCAGCACTAAGAATAGAACTTACTTTGTGAGTTCCCATGCTCTTCATAAACAGTTCAATCTTCTTACCTCTATCAGTTTTAGAAGCTAAAGTTCCACCACCTATTTCATCTTTTTTAGTTGTTATTGCATCTTCAAGATCTGCTGCACCTTCAAGATCTGGGCCTCGCATAATACGGTCAATCGTTCCAATACCTTCACCGTCTTTGTAAGCAGCATCTGCAATAACATTTGCTATTTCATTTACTTTTGACTTGGCCCCTGGTTCCCATTTACCTGTCGCCATTGCTTCTTTTACGTCATCACCAAATACTTTCCCAAAGCTGACATTTTCTATATTTTTAGGATCACCAGCAGCAGCAGCAGAAATGTTATCTCTTTCTGCAATTAACTTTGCTATATCTATATCATAAACAGGTAAAGATTCTCCATCTGGAATCATTTTAATATCTGAAATGTCACCTATTTTTGCCTGTAAAGCTCTGAAGTTTTGACCTAACATTCTTGTTATCTGTTGATATTCTCTAAAATATTTAAGAGAAGTAGTTGTAGCTTTTTCTAATTCAACGACAGATTTATTCCAATTTAATTGTCCATTATTCATTGCGTTCATTACGTTTGCTGCTTTAGTTCCTGCTTCTTTACCTAAAGCGTGAACTGCAACTCTTAAGTTGAAAATCCTTTTAACAAACTCTGGATTGTTTCTAGCAATGTATCTTAATAATTTAGTCGATTCTTCTACTTCTTTTAAATTCAACCCAAAAGTATTTAATTCTTTTAATGCGTTTTCAGCCATAGTGCCTATATCAATAGGAGCCATGCCTGTTGCTGTAACTCTATCTGTTGCGTCAGATGCAGCTTTAAACCATGCTTCAGAATTTAAGTCTCTATCTGCATATAATGTTTTACTTTTGCCAGCACTTTGAATATTAATAATATCTTGCATTGAATAGCCATAGGCATCTAATAAATCTAATTCACCTGTCTTTACTTTGTCTAAGTTGTCTGCAAAATTACGAAGAATTTCGTCTGTAATTTGTGCATTAGTTCTAGTTTCACCTGGTCTGTTAGGATCTCCATCTACATCTTTATCTCTATTAAAATCAGGTAAATCAGCAGTTTCACTTGGTGCTTTTTTCCCGATTGAATCATATTCTAGTTTGGTGTTTCTATATATTTTTGAATATCTTTTATTGACAAAGTTATTAAATATTTTGTGAGTAGCATTAATTCCTAATTCTGCTCTAATGTTATTAAATATCTGATTAAAGAATGAAAGTACTGATTCAATAGCAGCACCTAAAGTACCAGGTTGAGGAGGTTCTATCTGTTCATGTGCTGACCATAGATCCAACATTCTTTCTGTAAAGTATTCATCAATATCTTTGTATCTATAATTTGCTGCTGTATATTCTCCTCTCTTAAATGCTTCTAATTCTGGTTTTGGTAAACTTCCTAGATACTTTGCTTGTTCACGTTTAAATTCATTCCTTAATTGATTTACTTCTACCTTTGGTAAGAAGCGAGAAAGTGTATGCCAAAGTTCATGTATTGCAGTTTGTTTGAATTGTTTCTTTTCAATAGCTTCTTTCTGAATAAGTATAACTTTTCTAAGAAAATCATACCTACCTTTTTGAGGTAAGTTATTTAATATTTGTGGTGCTATATCTTGAAACTTTTCTCTTCCAATCTTATCCATAAAATCAAGAGCCTTCTTTATATCGCCTGCTGGTACTTTCTTAGAGGTAGCTAGTTTTTCCCAAGCACCATAACCTCGACGACTTAAATCACCTGTATTATCGAACCATCCTTGCTCGTAAGGATTCCATGATTGAAAACGAGTAGAGTAGTCTGGACTCTTTTTACCTGTACTTTCAACCCTAGTTTGAAATTCTTCAGTAGTTAATTTAGTTTCGACAGGATCATTTATCTTTGCTTGGTTTTCTTTTATTGCTGCGTTGTTTTCTTTAATAAGTTTATTAATCGCATCTGTAATAGGTTTGCTTTGCTTTTGGTAATCTCTCCATTTCTTGTAAGCAGGAGTCCATTTTTTCTTTGTAAGGTCTCCTGGGTCAGAATAAAAACTTTTACCTTTCCCTGGTTTAGGTGGAGGATTGCCTAGTGCTTTTAATTGTGCAGTTAGCTGATTAATAGAATCTCGATATTGTTTACTTACATATTGTTGAGCAACAGTTGGTGCTTCTCCTCCTTTTGTTGGTGGTATCTCTGTTAGTGGTGGAGGTGTAGGTACTACGTTCTGAGTTGGTGGCCCTTCTGGTATTTGTTTTGCAGGAGGTGTTGTTGGTTGATCTCCCAACATTTGAGTGATCTGTCTATTAGTTGCAAATTCTCCTGCCTTCATTCTTTTTCTCCATCCTTGTACTCCTATTAACAACTCTCTTTCAGGTCTTTGATCTTGAGGTAAGAGGAGATTGTTTACATCTCTAAGTGCTTTTTGCACACTTTCTTCTGTCGCAACTCTTGCAACATTTAATAAATTAACTAGATCACCGACAGTATCTATAGCTTTTCTTGGCTTGCCTTTCCTGTCTGGAGCGACAAACTTATTCATTGCTTCTTCTAATCTGTTAATAGCAATAAAAGCTTGATCTTCAAAGGCAGCAGTTCTTAGAAACAAAGAAAGAGGTTGTTTCTGATCTGCTTGTTGTAATGCTTTAGGTAGTGGTAGTTCAGGTGCTTTATATCTTTGTAGTTCTAAGGCATGAACAATAGGATTTTTTGCTAGTCGTTCTGCTTGTGCTTCTATCTTTGCTTCTATCTTTGCAACTTCTACACTGTCAGTTCCAAATTCTTTTGCAGCGTCTGCTAACTGTTTGGTAAAACCATTTGCCTTTGCTACTTGTGTTAACAAGTCAGCAGTATCAATAGGTTTAGCTGCAATAGTATTTAAAGTTCCTCCTAATGTAAAATCTATTCCCCATCCTTCTACTACTTGTTTAAATCTACGTTCTGTTTCTGTGTCATCAGGGTCAACAATTAAAGATTTAGCAAGAGGGATGTTGTTTAAAAAACCAAAGGCTTCACTATTTGCGGCAAGTGTTATTAAGTTTCCTTCCCAAGGATCAAACCCAAAGAAGTCTATTGCCATACCTTTTCCTTCTACTGTTGATCTGAAGCCTTGACCAACAACAGGGCCAGCGACCCTGCGTCCTACAAATTGTGCAGCTTTTCCACCTCCTAAAGTTGCTGCTGTTTTTGTTGCAACTGCTGATTGTATTGTCTTTTCTGTCTGTGCAATTTTAGAACCAATCTTGCTTGCTTTTACAAGTGCTGGAACTTTTGAACTTTTTAAAGCCCAGTTAGCACCTTTTAATGCTTTAGATAAAGCAATCCATTCAATAGCAAATTGACCGACACCTGTACCAAAATCTTCTAAGCCACTTAACCAAGCCTCATCGTTATTTGCTTTTGTAGGTTTCCATCCTCCTAAACCGATAATAGGTTTATCAGGTTCTGCTTCAGTTGTTGATGTACCTTTTGGTGCTATTCCTGTTGCTTCTCCTAAATATCTAAGTGAGTCACTGGTTTCTTGTAATGCTCCAACGGCTGCATTGTGAGCCATTCTAGGAACAGTTTTCAAACTACCAACGATAAAGTTATCGTCACTTTCTGCTCTAGTTGCACCAGCTAATGCTCTGTTAAATTGACCAGCAAAACCACTACGGTCATCAGAATGAAGTGTAGGGAGAAGAGCAGCGTGACTGCCTTTCTCTCGCATTTGATCTTCTTCTAAATATTCATACCCAGTAGAGCCATCTTCTCTCGTTACAAGTGTAAGTCCCATTTCAAGCTAAACCTGACGATGTATCTATGGTACTAGGTTCCTTCACTTCAGGCTTGTTGAACTCTTCTAAAAGTTTTTGCAATTCTTTGTTACCTTCCATACTTACCCATTTGTTTTGACCACGATTTAAAAGTAATGCCATTGCTAATTTGTCTTGTATCTCAGAAGTAAATTTTTCTGTAGGTTTTATATTTGCTAATTGCATTGCATCTCTTAAAGCAATATTAACAAATTGGTATCTTCCTGCTGCATGAATACCACCAGACTTATACCATTTTTGCCATCCTTCATCTGTCATTGGATATTTTTCTGTGTCGTAACCACTGTCTTGAATATCTAAGATTTGTTGGATTGTCATGTCTACTAATTTTTTCCCTTTATTGGCAGGATGTTTTCCATAAGTACCACTAAAACCTAAAACTGTTTTTCCTTTATCAGAACCACCTTGATTAAATGCTTCATATCCTCCACCAACTGTATCTACTGTTGATTCTCCACTATGAATAGTGTCAAGAATTTTTGTTCTTAAGTTAGTTTTTTTTTTACTAAGTCCTTTGCCGTCATAATTGTCAGCTAACATTCCAGCTTGTAAGTTGCCAGCAATTAAAATTTCATCTTTCTTGTCATTTATCATTGCTTGATCTCTTTCATTATTTACCTTGTTTAATAGTCCTTTTCTAAATAAAGGATTCTTCATGTTCTCTATCTTCTCGGTGGATAATCTTTTGATAATTCTTTGTTGAAGATTCATAGGCATATCCTCTCCTGTATGTGCTCTGTATTGATGCAAAAAGAAATTAAGAGGTTGAGTATTTGTTTTCTTAAGAATTATATTTAGATCGTGAGCATAAGGAATCCAACTTGATTGAGAACCTAATGCTTCTATCTGTTCTAAAAAAACATATTTTTCATATATAGGCTTTTCTTTTATCTCTCTACTTAGTACAGCAGATGAACCTAACTTACCTCTCCCTTCTCCTATATTGTCGATTATATGCCAAGGTGTTTCTGCAAATAAAGTACCTCTTTGATTGAAAGGAGTTGTTTCGTGGGCCTCTGGTGCTGCTGGATCAATAGGTGTAGCACCTCCATATCCTGAACCTTCATATACAAACAATTCATTTTTTCTTTTAGTTAAGTAATTTCTTAAATAACCAGTACCCATAGCAAGATCAGAGATTTGATCCATTCCATATATTCCTTTAAATTTCTGACTTACTTCTATCTTTGCAGCATTTTCTGCATTGATTGTTGCATCAACTTGTGCCCCCTGATCATTTGCAAAACCAGCAGAGAAAGTACGAATATAATTATATTCTTTTCCACGACTTGATATTTGATCAGAAGAGAAATCAGTCCAGTGTAAATTAGTCTGATAGACAGGATCGTTAGCTTGATTTGCTTTCTCTATTAATAAATCAATATCGTTATACATTTTCTTTAAACTTGTCGGTGTTAAGTATTCACCAGGCAACGCCTTTGCCATACCTGTCTTATAGGCATATTGTCTGGAAGGAGCTAGGTCTGGTCTGAGAATAGGTTCTCCTTCTTTTATCTTTCCTTCTTTAACTAAATTATTATAGTAATCACTTAATTCTTCCCATTTGTTAATAGCAACTTCTACTTCATCAGAGGCTAAAACAAACTGTTCATTATCTGAATAAGAAGTATCAGGTGCTATGTAAGTTGAACCATCTTGTCTTGTAAATGTAGGCACTGTTGTCTCTCCATCTTTTAGTTCTATTGTTTCTTTACCTTCTGTCTTTTGAACATCTGATTCTTTATTTAGTATTTGTTCGTAAAGTGTTAGATAAGGATTTTGCTCTGGTCTTTCAAAAGCTTGAACATTGAACTCAGTAAATTGTTCTTTAGTGTCAGCCCAAAGTTCTCTAATCTTTGCAAGTCTTTGCTGCTTTGTTCCTTCTCCTGCCCATAATTCACCAGAGCGTAAAACAGTTTTATTTAATAATCGTGCAATTCTAAGATCTTCTTCACCAGTTATAGTGTTGACGGCTCCTCCTGTAACACCTAGTAAATCAAGTTTTGCTGCTGGCTCTAAAACATTTTTAACTATATCGTCATAGCTTGTATCAATAACTGATCGTACTTCTCTTTCTTCAAGACCTATTGCTTGTCTTACTGTTGCTCTCAAGTCTGTATATTTTTCTTGGGTAATAATATTAAATCGTTTAGCGTGTTCTACTGCTGCAAGTTTTAATTGAGGGGAAACATTAAACTGACCAACATAGCTTTCTAATTCTTTTCCTGCTGCGTATCTATTCTCAGATAATCCTTTAATTTGTTGTGTTACTAAATCTTCTACTTGTTTAATCTTTGATCTTCTTAAGTTGTAATCAGGTTCATTATTAATAATCTCAATGATTCTATTGTTTTTATAATTCTCTAAAGATTGAGGGTTAATCCTGAAGATAACATCTTTATCTCCAACTTTTACTTTAACTGGTTGCACACCTGGTTCATTAGGATCTCCATCACTCATCTTCTCTAGTTCTTGGTAGAAGAGATCTTCTTCTTTTCTTGCTGCAACTAATTGATCTGCAACCTTTTGATTATTCAATGCTCTGGTGTATTTAAAATCTACGTTTGCTTCTATCTGTGCAACAATAGTCGGCCCTAATTTATCTAACAAGCTTGGTCTGTTTTGACTATCAATCGGCCCTGTCTTAGCTGCTGCTATATCTTCTAATATAAAATCTTTAACCTTATTATATAAAGCAGGGTCTAGTGTCCCTGTCTCTAAGTTTACTGAGTTTGCTAATATTAAATCTGTTATAGTAGTTGTTAAATTTTCTTCTACTTTTGTTAGAGAAGTCGTACTCATTCCTGAATGATATAACTTGTCATAGATCTCAGTAAAGCCTGATCCTTTTATATAGTTAGCATCTTCAATTAAAGTTGTATTCTTAATTAGATTATCGACATCCCAGACAAAAGCATCTTTGTGTCTTTCGTCTTGTTGAATAGCATAAGCTTTAGCAACTGTTCTTTTTATGTTTGCATTTTGATTGACCATTGCTGGTCTTAAATCAACTAAAACACCTGGATTAGTAATACCTCCATTGGAATAATATTCATTCAATACAATATCTAATTCACTTGAACTTCCATCTTCTGTGTATGGTTTTAATATACGAGGTGCTCCACTTTCATCCTTTAAATTGCCTATGTAGTTAGGTGCATTAGCAACCAGTTTTAATCCATGTTGGTATTCTAAAGCTCTTGATAAATAATCTGATGCTCTTGGATCTAACGACTTAAGTATGTTGTAGTTATCTTCTGCTAATGCTTGCTGTTTTGCAGGTAAAGAACTGTCGGTTCTATCCTTATCTGACTTATTAAGAATCTTATTGTACTCGCCCATCAAGTTCCCATTGGTTTGGGAAAGCTTGACAGCAACTTCTTCTGCTCTTTTTTCTGCTGCTTTGTTTAACTCAGCCTGACTTTCAATAAAGGTAGAAGCAAACTGAGTAAGGTTTTTATTTAAGCCACCAAGACTATCTGCTAAGTTTTGAAGATCACCACTAGGTTTTGCGACAGTAGATCCTTGAGGAACGGATGTTGCTGCTGGTGCGTTAGGTGCAGTAGGAGCGACAAAGGAACTACCTCCTGAAGCTTGAGGTTGAAGGGCAGGGATTGCAAGACCAAAGTCTTCAAGTGGAGTAGCAGTTGCACCCATTGAAGTACCACCTGCTTTTCTTCTTGATTGAAGACCTTCTGTTTTGTATTTAGTAGACATTGTTTAAGCTCCACTCCAGTTGTACTTACCACCTTTCCAAATACCTGCCTGAGTTAAGGAGGTGTGTGTGCTTAGTCCAGTACTTGCACCACTCAGGCCAGCACTTAGGAAACCTATCATGCCTGGCCCTTTAACTTTTCCTCGCATCATTGGCTTCAATGGGTCAAGGTACATTCGTTCTAAGTATGGTTGTTGATTAGCTATTCGGCCTGCTCTTTGTATAGTTGCACCTCTCTTCTCTTGCTGTCCTTGTTGTCCAACAAAGGCTAGGTTCTGATCTGTCGCATAATCAAAGGCTGCCTTCTGTCTTCGATAATCAGCTAACAAGGTAGAGACAGTATTACCTGCACGACCAGAAGCTAATACTTCTCCACGACCTTCTAAAAATTCTTTCTGTGCTTCTCGTTTCTTTTGTCCTGCTAATGCTTGTTCTTGTTGTAATCCTAGATTTATTTGTGAGATCTGATTTTCAAAATCCATGTTAGCTAGGTCTGTTGTCTGTGCTATGAGGTCATCTTGTAAGACTTTCTGTTGTTGTTCTGCTGTTCTGTTGGCTGTTGTTTGTAGAACTTGTTGATCATATTGCTGCTGTGCAGCCATGTTCTCAAATTCTATCTGTGCATTTTGTGCTCTAGTTGCAGCCTGTTGCTGCATTATCTGAAGACCACCAGATAAGACACCTAATGTAATACTAAGTGGATCGCACATAATTAAATCCTCACGAACTCATAGAACAGACGACTCTCTGGCCCATATTCTGAGTGCTTTTTAATGAATGTAAATCCCATCCATTGAAGCCATCTGACATGAACTTTGTTTCTAGCATCTACTACATTAAATAATACAGGATACTCCTGAATAATCTTGTCTAGTTCTATCTTAGATCGTCTTAAGAATGTACGCTTGTCACTTGAGTCATCCAACATCGACTGACAACCCAACATCCATATACGACCAGATGTCTCTGACTCAGGTACAACACCCCACATGCCCATTGGGTGTCCATGCCTGCTAACCATAGTCATACAGGGGTTACTCTTAAAGAAACAATAGAACAGACTAGCGACAGGTGTTAGTCCTGACTGTGCTCTAATCTCAGCTATATCCTCATCTCTCATGTTCTCACCAATAATTCTAATATCTTCTAACTCTGTACGTCGTTGATAAGCTACTGCCTTTTCGCTCTCGTATGATAGAACCCTTCCCATTCGGCTGATTGGAATCGACAAGGTAGTGGGCTTGCGGAGGATATAACTATCTTAGTATCTATATTGCTAGTCATCACAGGTACACGGAAAGATCCTGTAAGAACTGAAGGATCTCCTATAAGTGGAGGAGCTTCACCAACGATGACTCCGTTGTATGGATAAGTGTTTGTATTTCTACTTGCAGGAGTAACCTTTAACTCAAAAGCTGACGACTCATCAAAGATCACAGTCCACGTTCTCATCTGTAGTTTCGGCCCTGCTGCTAATGCAACACCACCACCTTGCGGCTGTTCTTTTATATATGGAGTACTAAACTCGTAAGTCATAGTATATCTTTCTCCGACAAAGAAACGTGGTGTCTTCCCTCCTACTACTGTCTTTAAATCTCCAAGGACTGTGATCGTATTAGATGTTTGAGAGAGTGGTTCAATAACTTGTCCATGTCTTAGGAGAGTATTACCTGCCTCGTATCTTCCTACTACAATCATGTCTGCCCCAGTGTTAATAGGGTAAGGAAGAGTAATGACAGTCTCGACACCTAAAGCACCAGCATTATTAAGACTTGTCGATGTAACTTCTGTTTCAGTAATCTTTCTATCTAGCAGTATTTCTATCTCTGTTCCTGGGTCTACTTGTTCAGGTCTTAATGATACTTTCTCTAGGTAAGTTCCTGATTGAGATGAGTTTCCATCCTCGTCATATTCAGTAAGTACATACAAATCACTGCCTTTAATTGCAGCACCTATTATTTTCTTTGCACCACTAACTTCCCAATAAGACCAAGCTGATTGAAGCTTTGTGTCTTCTTCAAAGAAGAACTTATAAATATATATTCTTTTAGGCTGGTCAAGACTAAGCATTGCAACAGCATCTTCTGCCACAGCAGAGATAAGACTACATAGATTTGTCGGTATATATCTAGGAATACTGGATGTTACATCTTCTGATAAAGGTACTGATCCACTGGAGTCAGGTAGGAAAAACTCTCTTAACCCACTAAAGTTTCCTTTGGGTATAGGGAAGTATGTATTACGACCAACAGCTATTGGGTCAACAGATGTGTCCATATCAAAGGAAGTCATCTGTGTAATGGTTGCTGTCTTAGGTGTTAAAGCAGAACCTACATTTAATCCTGCATCTAATCTGAACTGAGAGTTTCTACTAAACAAGAGAAGGGTGTTAGCGAAGGCGACAGTAGATAGAAGAATGTTGATGGAACTACCACCGCAACTGAGATCTACTGGATCACTGTCCACCATTGTCTGAACAGTTTCAGGCCAGAAGCGTCCATAGTCATCACTAGCAGAAAGAATGACATTCTCATTGGATAGCATTATCAACCTATTCCTGAACAGGTTTAGATTATTTATTGTGTTACCTACAAAAGTAGGCTCTAGGGCTGTCTTCTTATCACCGGTTATACGACCTGACCATGTGGTTCCATAGGTTACGTTTCCACTAGTTGTCTGGCTTTGTCCTGCTGTATAAGTAAATGTATTTGCAGCAGTTGCCCTAATAGAGAAGACACCAGAAGTTCCTGCACCAGAGGAAGGTCTAACAAATAGAAGAGTGCCGCTTTCTAATCCATGATCTGCTTTGGTAACAGTAACTGTTGTTCCTGATTGTGCGTAAGTAGCAGTAGTTTCTCCCTTTATATATTTCTGAAAAGTAAAACTACCATCTGAATTTCTAACTAATACATGAGGCATTGTTGCCTCATCAAATCTATATGTAATACCTGGGGCTACTGTCTCTCTCCATACTCCATCACCAAATTCTCCAAGGGTTGCATAGTCTTTGTTAATTGTAAACTTTACATAGTAGTCGTCATATCTAGTAGCTTGAGAGCCTTGTACTTTAACAATAAACCCTTCATATCCCTTGATAGGTAAGTCATCTAGATCATCGACAACACCTTTAATTACTTTGGTTCCTTCTCCTGTCTTATCATCTTTACTTGTTAATGTGTAATCACTTCCATCATCTTTCTTGATGTGAATTATGTAGTCGTCATTGTTAACAGTGTATCCACTAATTGTATCTAACTGATCTGCAAGTTCATCGGCAATCGTAACTGTCGATAGCTTCTCTTGTGGTACGACTGTGCAATTACCAGAGTTATTGCTTGAATCGTTTTGAACTCCTGCTGTGTAATAGAACTGGTTAGCACTAGCAGAAGTTACTTCGTAAGTACCTGCTACTCCACCAGACGCAGTGCTAAAAGTAATTTTAAACTTATCACCTGTCACTAATCCATGTGCAGTTGCGTTAACTAAAACGCTAGAACTGTTGGCTGCCTGAGAGTAAGAACATTCAATTTGTTCCCCACCAGCAGGAGGTGTTGTATAGGTTTTAGTGACACCACCTAATGTAACGCTGTATTCAGTGTCATAATTTGCGACCTTAATAAATACCATTGAGGTCGGGTCAGTGATTGTTGTTGGTGACAAGTCACTGGACATTGCAACCTCCTTCTCTCGGTTGACAATGAACGTATAGTCAGCGATAGATGCAACTCTAAATTCTTGAGAAGGATGACCTGTTACGTCTAAATAACTAACTCCGTCTGGTGTGCTAGGGGTGACAAGTGTTCCATCTAGATTTGCTACTTTGATTGCACCATCTTGAATGATGACGATGTAGTTAATATCATTAGTCCTTGAGACCATGTGAACAAATGGTCGAACTGTTGACTTGTTCTCAATAAACAAGCGAGCAACATTATTTAGCGGTGGCCTTTTCTTTAGTCCTTCGACTGGACTCGACATGCAATTAACTACTTCCTCTGCTTGTGATGCCAGCCTCAAGGCAGGCGGTTGCTGACTAACCCCATTGATAAGGTTCGGGATTGCAGAAGTAATTAAAGGCATGACTATCTAAGAACAGTACGACTTGGTTGGTAAGTCTGGAATACTCCTGTGTGATTAGGATTACCTCTAATCATATTGTGATCTCCGGCATTAGTTTCTTCTTCTAAGAACTGTGCTCTTGCTTCTGCTTCTGCTGTGATATTGATCTGACTTAGATCTGCACTACCTAGTATCTGTTCTTGTAATGTGCGACCTGCCTTCGTCATTATATATTGACGAGCATGTTCAGGTAAGTCAGTCCACTCTAGAAAGTACGTTACATCTGCTGTTAAATCTTCTTCAAAAACAGAAGTATTCTTTCTTCTGTCGTATAACTTCAATCCTCTTTGCACTACCTCATTGTCTGGGTATTCATAAGGATCAATCTTCACTCTGCTTATATCTGAGCTTAATTCAATTTCATTAGTGCCAGCAGTACGAGTCAGAGTTCTCTCGTAGTCAGTATTAAATGACCACCCTTCTGATTGAACTGTTCTGCTTACTTCTTTAAGAGTATCGTTTGCTTGCTTTGCAAGACCGAACTGACCAGCCAAGGAGTTAACAGGTGCTTCACCCATCATCCTTAATACTTTGTTGACTGCTTCTAGTTCTGATGTGAGGTTAAGACCCATAAGAAAAGAGGGGGCATATAGCCCCCACGGTAGTTAGCTGGTAGCTGTGTATATTTCGATAGCACAGTCTGGACGTAGTACGCCAGTACCATGAGCCATAGATCCGACCATAAATGTACCTTGCCATAGTGCATGTACATCGGAACCAGTTTGTTCCATCTTCAGATCCATCAACTTAACAGTACCAACAGCCTGCTTGTTGAACACAAGTCCAACGCTGTCTGTGTAGTCAGCATGGTATGTGTTGTTCTCACCAGTTACTTGAGAACGGTTTGTAGTTGGCAAGTGGTTAGACTTAACGATGCTGATACCAGCAACCTTTAAGACTGTTCCATCTGCGTATGCTCCAGAACCACCCCAGTCTCTGTTGAGTACGTCTGTTGTTTGGGCAATTTTGTAGTACTCGGTTGGGCCAAGAACTAAGTGTCTTCCTTCTTCAGGAATATTATCTATATCCATTTGTTCTGCTGCTGACCACATAGCACTGACTAGCTGTGCCCCTGTGATAGCTGCTTTACTAGTAGCAACAATCTTGATACGAGTACCACCAGGTAGGTCAGTGTTAAAGTTAGTAGCTGTTCTTGCTGCTTGGCAGATAGTAGCTGCTACGTTCTTATCAAATGTGTACGCTAATGCGTTACCCATTTCTGTGGTGTACTGGCTACGAACGTCATAATGGTTCTTAGCCTCATCAATGTCAGCAACGAATACGTTTGATACGAGCTTGTCATCAATGTTAATAACAGCTTCAGCGTGCTTAATAGCATTACCTGTAAGCTGTGTACCAGGTGTATGGTACGCTGTGCTGCTTAATCCAATGATAGGAAACTGAGCAGACTTACCAGATGATATCGTGCGTACAGTGTGTAACGCCTCGAATACGGTTGCCTTGCGGAAAGCACTTAGTACTTCTCCACTAAAGGTCTTAAGGAATAAAGCGTCATAGCTAGAACCTGTATTGTTTACAAGACCTAGCCGTGAGCTAGTAAAATTAGCCACGGAAAAAAGAAAGAAAGGTTGCCCTTCACTATCTGTTCAACGCAGGGTATCCCTCGCAAGGGGCCGTTGTTTATACGAGAATGTTTAGGTTGTTTATATAATACCCCTTACAACACTTTTGAGCGACTAAGTTTTTCTTGTACCTCTTGTCTATACGCTGAATCAGTTGCGTACCGTTCATCATTCATAGCTGCTACTACCTGTGCAGTTGACTTGAACTTAGTGGTATCTGCTTTAGCTGCTCTACCTCCGACAAGCTTGGGTTCCCTTGGTGCGTTGTTCATATAAGCAGCTTGAATACCAGCGACAGCAATCCTTATCTGGTGTGGGTTGCTGGTCTTAAGCATAGAGTTGAACGCATCAACTTCTCCCTTGTCTAGGTTTGCAGCAGCCCACGTAATCATTTCAGTGTAGACCTGCTCACCTCCGAACTCATTCTTAATTGCTGCTACTTCTTTAGCTGCAAGTTGTGAGTCTTGTTCTGCTCTGTACTGCACACCATCTAGATATGCTTCGACCATATCTTTACTGAAGCCAGCACCTTCTAATGCTTTGTAGTCGTCATCTTCTAGCTTGCCTGTCTCTTGCCATTTAGTATTCATCCCTTGGTAATCGACACCAGCTTCATCAAGGCGACTACCTATGTATTCACCATAAATTTCTGAAGCGTTGGCAGGTGCTTCTTCTTCTTCCTTTGACTCAGATACTTCAGGCGTGTCGCCTTCTCCTTCGCCACTTAACTTCTTCTGAAGTTCTGCGTATCCTTTCTCTAGCTCTTCAACAGACTCATACTTGCCAGCAAATTTAACTGGCCCATTCTGTTCTGCTTCATTTACAAGTGCTTGGTCTTTTGCATCTGACTCCTGTTCAGGAGATAACGCACCTGTCTCTGGTTCGGAAATAGTAATTGGTTCTGGCATTGGATGTGATGGGTGAAAGGTTGTTATTTGATAGTGATGTGCCGTTCGCCATCTTTAGTAACTTGCGGCTCTTTATCTTTCTTCTTCTTAGCAACTGGCTTCTCTTCTTTAATAGTAGCTAACTCTCTAGGCTTCTCCTCCTTGGACTGGGCCACTGGGGAGTCCTTCGGCTGCTGCCCTGAGATTGGGGAGGGAGTTAGGGGTGCTTCCTGCTGCTCCTGTTTCGGAGTCTCCTGAGAATTGGGGGCCATAAGGGGTTCCTTCCTTGGTGTAGTTGTCTGCAATCTTAGCCGCAGCAGATGACTTCATCATTTCCATCATCTGCATCTCTTGCTGCTGTTGTTGCTGTTGAGCTTGTGCAGCAGCAGCTTCTTGCTGTAGTTGCTGACTTGTTTTGACTAAGTTTGTCGTATCTATTGAAGCACTAGCTGCCAATCTTCGCAGTGCTTCTTCGTAATTTACATACTGTTGTGCTATCTCTGGGCCTAGTACCTGCTGAGTAATAGATAAAAACTCAGTTAACTTATTCATATCATCACCCCTACCTATACCTTCAAGACCTGTTACTGCTTTTGGTTGTACTAAAGGTTCGCCTGTCTCTTGACTGTTAGGGAACTCAGGTAGTTTGCCTTTCTTCTGTAGCATGTAGATCAACCTGCGTACCAGTGGTAGCTGTAGTTCTTGAGTAAGTATGGAATAAAATGCTCCGATTTGGGCTTCGAGACTTTGACTCATTATTTTTATTTCTTCCGCAGTAACCCTTTCCCCTGGTCGTTGTACTGCTTGGTTAAGTAGGAAAGCAAACTCTAGTCTCTGCTCTATACGCTCGATCATACTCATTGTTATTTGTAGATCGGCCTGCTTCTGTGCCTGAATGACAGTTACATCTGCTGCGTTCCCTTGAACGATAGCCCCATTCGCTGCTGACGACAGGGTTTTAGGTCGGGTTGTACCGTTGGGATTCACAAGGAACAGAACCTTAGAGGCTGCTGCTGCTGCTTCGATTGATGCTTGGTATAAAGATTCAAGTGCAGTCAAATCTCCGTAGTATTTTTCAACGTGACTTCTTCCGTACTCCTCTCCGCTTTCGATTTTTTCAAAACGCAATACGATCCAAGGACTGCAATCCATTGGACACATACCGTATGTGTTGGGAATCTCCTTACCTTTACACTCCTGATACCAGCGAGTAATACCACCCTCAGTCTTAACACATGTATGTATCTTTACTGTCTTCTTGACTGGGCCTAGCTTCTCGTCTTCTTCCTCTTGTTCAGGGAAGAATCCATCTGGCAATGCTTCAGGATATACTTCTTCTTCTATCAAGATCTCGGTCACATGATCCATTGGATCACGAACGACACAATAGTTTTGTAAATGTATAGTCCTGATCCTATCTTCTTGTATATAAAGAAGAACGTTACCTGTAATTAGTAACTGCTGAAATGCTTGAGCAAGCGATGCTCTTGCACTCATGGTTTCTAACTCAATCATCACAGCTTGTTCTACCTTTACTAATGCTGTGTCAAGTTCTGTCTTAATTTCTGGCCCTTGCTCTTCTATTCTTAACGCAAGGCTGTCAATCTCTAGCTTGAAGAAGGGAGTGTTAGGAGGGAAGAGAGTTAAGTTGAGGCGGTTTTGAAGGTTGGAAACACCGAGACTGCCAGTTGATTGCCAAGGTGTCTTGAGTTTTCCATGATCTCCCATGTTGGAGTCAGGGCAGGCAGCAGGGTTAGTTACCTTTGCACAATCTCTAGCTCTTTGAAGGAAAGGATCACGGTTAGTTTTTAGTTGGTCGTATCTACCAGCAAGGGTAGTACCTTCCTTTTTATCTTTAGCTCCTTTCCCTGGTGCTAGATCAATAGGGTCAATGCTTAAGTCCATTTATGTAGGGATGTAAAGACTCTTAGCCGCATGTGCTGACGACTTGGTTGGTGTTGGTGTTGGTGTGTTTGTGTATTGTTTCTTGCCACCACCTTTAGCCCACCTCTTAGAATCTAGTGCTGGTGCTGCTACTCCTGCTGTCTTTTCTGGTGGTGGAGGTGGTGCAGCTTTTGCTTGTCGTCTTTGTTCGTCATACCTAGCTTGGTTATCTGCTCTACTTAATTCAAACTGTCGCTTCTGTTCTTCCATCTGCTCTTTCTGTAGAGCAAGATTCTGTTGATGACGCTTTTCTGCATCCTCCATAGCTTTGTCATTAGAGCCACCGCCACCGCCACCGCACATAGCTAATCTCTGTAGTTACTTAATGATAGCTTGATATTACTATGAGACTATTCCAAGTGTACGGATGTTGCCTGTTGGCTGGTACTTAGCAGTAGTAAAACCTTTTCTTCCTTGACCTGAAGCTATTGCTCTATCTTCTAATTTTTGTGCTTTATCTGCTGCTGTTGTACTTTTTTGAGATGTATCTAAATTAATAATTGTATTACCACCACCTGCCATACCTGATTGAGGTGTAGGTGTAGGTACAAAGCTAGAACTACTAGGGCCACCTGAAAGAGTAGTCTGCCAACCTTCGCCCCAGTTTATATTCTCTGTTTGTCCTGCTGCTAGACCAAGGTTACTATCAGTTGTTGAATGATCTATTGCTGCTGCTGTGCTGTAAAGGTTGCCATCAGCACCAGTTGCAAACCATTTATTTTTTATGTCATAGTTACCGGCTGCTATAGCTGCTTGACCAGCAGGAGTTTCAGCCCACTGTGCAAGGTTCAATTTATTTGGGTCGTTAACTCCTAAAGCAAATTGGTTTGCGTTTACATTCTGAACACCAGTCGGGATAGTAAAAGGATTAGCACCACCACCACCTTGAAAGGCTCCATCTTTTTGGTAGTTAGCCATGTGAAAGTCATGGCCTGTTGTTGATGTTTGAGTACCAGTGTTGAACGGTACTGCTGTGATCCTGTAACCACCAGGGGCAGTGCTATCTGGCACGTATTGCCATGAATAAGGTGTTGCTGTGTTGCCTGTCGATACTGGATTACCATCGTTATCCAGTTTAATTTCTCCGTCGTCATCTAACTCGTACTGAGTAGCAGTTTTAGTGCCAGTGGGATTTAAAATATTGCCATCAGTAATTGCTTTGGTATGTAAGTTTAAATATTTTTCTTCTGTTATTACATCACCATCACTATCAACACCTACCTTAATTTCTAATGGATTGCCATACCCTATTGTTCCAAACTTCTTGTAGTTCTGGTGGCCTGTGTTAGCTGAGATGTCAGACGTTACTTGATCGGTTGCTGCTTTGTAAGCTTCATCCCAACTCTTACCTTGTGCTAAATGGCTTTGTATATCTTGTGTCGTTTGATAACCCCACCACTCACTACCTTCTTGTCCGACAGTATTACCTTGCAACATTCCATAAGAATAATTCTGGTGATCTAAATAGTTTTCAAGGTTAGATGTTTGTAGTTTGGTAGCCCAATCTTCTGACCTAACGCCTAGTGCGACATCAGTATCTTGATGTTTAAACCAATCAGGTACACCTGCTACTCCTTTAGCTTCTGAAGATCTAGCTACGTTTCTTCTTACTGCTGTATCAGCTATCTTTGCTGCTTGTTCTGGTGTGTTGCCAGCAGCTATAGCATCAGCTTGTGCTTTGTCATACTCAGCAGACCAATAAGCTAAGCCATCAGCACCAAAGTCTCTATCTAAAAGACTCTGGCCTATATTCTGTATTGCTGCTGACGTTGCCATCTTTACTCGATGTTGTTCTGCTCATTATATACAGATCTCAACATCCTTACCAACTCCACTTGTCCACCGTACCTCCATATCTCTCGGTCACTTGTCTCTATTGATGGACATCTATCAGGGTAGATCTCTTCTAATTTTCTAATAAGCACCTCATCTATTGGAGGCCAAAGTTCTTCATCAATCATGTGGTGGGTTCCAGAGTTTTACTTCTTGCTTATGTAAATTGTACTCCCCATGTCTCAAGATTCTAGTGAGTCGTGCTGAAAGTAATGCTGATTTGTATGTAAGTTTCCTCTTCTCGTATGCACCTATCACCTTGTCCCACATATCAGAAAGGGTTTCGGAATCTCCCAAAATTTTTTCAGCAGTTTTTGGCCCGACACCTACAAGCCCTGGAATATTATCTGTCCTATCCCCTTGTAATACCTGCGACATCCAGTTTCTATCTGCCCTCTTTTCAGAAATGGTTTCAAGATCTCCATTCCTCAGAAGAATACAGGGTATGGTCTTCATATCTTTATCACCTGAAACTATGACACGTGTAGGGTGTACCTCCTCGGTTGCAAGTATGCCCATCACATCATCAGCTTCAAGGTTGGGATAGACAGCGACATCGTGATACCTTCTCACTGCTTCAGCTACATCTTTAAATGCCAAGGGTTTACGCTTGCCTATTCGATTAGCTTTGTACTCGCTATATACTTCATGCCTAAAGGTGGGATAGTCAGAGAAGCACATGATGATCTTGCCTCTATCGCCAGTGATGGACTGGTATTCTTCTAGCTTTGCAGCTATGTAATCCAAGGCAGCACATTCATCTGATAAAAGCACATGCTGGTACTCGTTGAATTTGCAATCAAATTCTGAACTGCAACATGCCGTGTAAACAAGCATGTCAGCATCTATTAGTAGAGTCATTGGAAGAAAGTTGTTTGTTGTACTAGGCGACCAGTCTTTTCGTCATAGAGCAGGGTGTCGGCATCCCCTGTTGAGCCACTAAAGCGGTTCTTCAAAACGCCTAGTTGCAACTGACTACGTTCACCAGCATCACCTTGTTGGTTTCTTGAGCAGCTAATTACCATGTCACTTAGTTGAGCAATGCTGTGGCTACCTCTCAAATGATTGAGTGATACCTTCACTCCCTCTTCGTGTCCTTTGCCTTCAGGTCTACGGAGGTGCGACACAATTATTAAACCTATACCAGTAGATTCAACGCACTGTCTCAGCTTGGTACACGTAACATCCAAAGCCCTTCTCTCATCTAGGTCTGCGATCCCTGAGACAACGATGGTTAGATGGTCAAGTATTACAACATCAACTTCTTCAACGGTTGCGAGGTATGTAATCTTTTCTATGAGGGTGTCGGGATTACAACTGCCAAAGTGGTCGTATAAAAAAAGTCGGCCTGATCCTAAGAGGGAATCAAAAGCCGACTTGATGATGGGGATCTCGACACTCTCATCTAAATGCAAAGGCTTGTTAAGTGCAACCCCTACAATTCCTTGCAAGCTACGCTTGAGACTTTCTTCCAAAGCTATATACCCTACCTTTAAATTCTGAGATAGAAAGTGATAGGCTAATTCTCTACATACCGTACTCTTACCAGTACCTGAGCCTGCTGCTATACACCACATCTCATTAGAACGAAAGCCTTTACACTTCTCATTCAGTTGAGTCCAAGGTAAGTGAACAATAGCCTTGGCATTAGGTTCGATTAGTACATCCCATAAGGTTGATGCTTCTTTAATAGAGTCAGGCCTGCTAGGTACTGCCTTCCATAAAAGATCCTTTAACTCTGCACCTTTACCATCAACAAGCATGTCGTTGGCATCCTTGTATGGATCAGGGATGCGACAGATAGCAGCCTTGCCAGCAGGTAGCAACTCAAGTGCTTGTTGTGCTGCCTTCTGCCCTGGCTCATCGTTGTCAAAGCAGATGACTACCCATGCGAATTGACTCAGCCACTTAAGGTTTGCACCTATTGCTTTCTTAACTGACTGTGTACCTGAAGGCAGTGATACGACTGGAAACTTGTTGCCTTGTATCTGGCTCGTTGACATGCAATCAACTTCACCTTCTGTAATGACACAGAACACATTGGATTCTCTGCCGTGGTTCTGTCGCCACTTGCTCTGACCCCAGAGTTGTAAGTTTCCTATCCCATCATTAGCTAACCAGATAAATTTTTTATCTTGAAAGCGTAGGTGCTGTGCAGATGGCAGCCCTTGTTGATCGTTATAGGTAGCTACATGTACTGGTTGCTCTTTGAAGAACGCCTTGCAATAACTAAAGAACTTAAGTGTTTCGACAGTGATGCCACGCCATTCTTTGTTAGGTGCAATGGTAGTAGTAAGTAGCTTGCTTGTTGATCTAGTTATTGGCATTGACTTTTCTATTGTTTTCTTTGGTTGGATCTGGTGATCACATGCGAAGCAGTGGGAATGTCCGTCATCAAAGAGGATCATTCCCTTGCTT